GTCAAGCTATTGTACTGACTGAAAAACTGGGTTTAAGCTTTGAACAGCTAAAATCAACCTCACAAAGTTTACTTGATTTTGAATCTTCTATTTCAAATGAATTAGAAGCTGAACTTCTAGTAGGTAAACAGTTAAATTTTGAAAGAGCAAGATCTGCTGCTTTAAGAGGAGATGATGTTGCATTGGCAAAAGAGCTAGCCCGTCAGGTAGGTACTGTAGCTGATTTTGAAAGACTAAATGTAATTCAACGTGAGTCTTTAGCAAAAGCCTTCGGAATGAGTGCCGATCAAATGGGGGATATGCTAATAAAGCAGGAGATGATGAATAAGCTTGGTAATGAAGCTAAAAACCTTACCAACGAACAGGCTGCTGCTATCCGAAAAATGGTAGAGGATAATCCTGGTATGACTCCACAACAGGCTTTACTTGAATTACAAAACCAAGAATCAGCAACTAAGAAATTCCAGGACGCTGTAGCTAAACTTAAAAACGTATTTACAGATATCGTTTCTTTCTTAAGCCCGATCGTAGATAAATTCTCAGGATTTGTCTCTAGCATTGCATCTAGCGGATTAGCTAAGATACTAATGGGTGGAGGTATTATACTAAGCTTAGGAGCAGCTCTTAAAAACATGGTAATGCCTCGTGGTTCTTCACCAGGCAATCCTTTATACGTATCTTCTTCAGCAGGTGGTTCAGGAATGCTTTCAGGTTTAGGACTAACCTCAGCTGATAGAGCAGCTATGGTACGTCAAACAGGATCTGCTTCAGCTGCAAGAACTGCTCTTCTAAGAAATAGAAGTATGGGATTAGGAGCAGTAGCCGGTCTTGCAGGAGGTTTAATGATGCAATCTGAGAATGAAGGAATGCAGATTGGAGGAGCAGCATTATCAGGTGCGGGCACCGGAGCAATGATCGGTTCGATGTTTATGCCAGGTATCGGAACTGCAGTAGGGGCAGGCCTTGGAGCTGCAATCGGAGGATTAACAGCCTACTTAGAGAAAAAAGATAAAGAAGAAGAAAAGACTAAGGAAACTAGTAACGAAAAGTACGATCAAATGATCAAACTACTTCAGACCCAGTCTGAAAAAGATACTAAGATCTTTATGGATTCTAATCAGGTTGGTATTGGATTAGCATTAGGAAACCCTAGATTAAATTAAGATGCCGTTAGTTAACTTACAGACCAACCTTAAATCTATCTCGTACAACGGAAACGGTCCGTACGTACAGAAAGATATTAACAATCCCGGTCGTCCGGCAACTGATATAATTCAAAGCAGGGTAGACGATACTACCAGAATGTTAAGACTTCTAGGAGAAAAAGGAATTGCATTTACTGCTAAACAGGCTTTACTACTAGCAGGAACAAAAGGATTAGCAGCTATTCCTCAGGCAGGTAATATTCTACTCAACATAATTGCACAGGTTCCTGTAAACGGAACAGGTACCCACTTCCTACCTATTGATAAAAACGTTTACTATACAAGAGTAACAGATGCTGCTGAAAGATCACTTTACACCGGAACAGTAGGTGGAGATAATAGTATAGGTACAAATAACCTAGGACCTTTTCCGGAAATTACAAGCAGAATTAGCGAGACTAGTAAATTCAAAGAAGCTACAACTCCTCAGTCTATTAATGCTCTATCTCCTAGAGACATTTATAATACCGATCAGAAGACACAGCCTTTTAGAATTAACACTCACCGTTCAGCCAGAATTCAAGTATTAGACGATGGTACAGGAATCGTACAGCCTACTAATAATATCTCTTTGGATGCACAATACGGCTTTGCAGAATCTGGTAAATCAGATAGTATTAACTTGCTAAATATTGGAGATGATACAGATCCTAGTAAGAATATAGATGATTTAGTTCCTATCAGATTTGCGGTACTGGGAAAGACCTTAACAAACATAAATGTACTTGTATTTAGAGGTTTTATAGGTACGTTAAGTGATAGATTTTCTGCAAACTGGAATAGCACGCGATATGTAGGTAGAGGTGAAAACTTCTATACTTATGACCACTTCTCTAGAGGAATTACCTTTGACTTCCAGCTTCCTATCTTCAGCGCAGCTGAACAGGAACCTGTAATTACTAAGCTTAATTCTCTATCTTCAATCACTGCCCCGACTTATGTAAATAATCTAGCCCAAGGTAAAATCATTACCCTGGAAGTAGGTAATTACTTAAGATCAAAAGGCATTCTTACAGAAGTAGGAATTACAGTAGCTAACGAGGTACCCTGGTCTTACGGAGTAGGTAAAAACGAAACAGTACTACTCCCGCAGGTCTACACTGTGAGTGTAAACTTTACACCGATACATTCTCAAACTCCTCAGTACTACGGAACTAAAGCTGCTGCTAATCCGTTCATAGCCCCGGACTACGTTAAAACTGTATAAAATGGATAGATATAACAACATACAGGATAGGGTAATTGAAGATAAGACAGTTGTAAGTACAACTAGGTATCCGTATATTGCAGAATCTGAACAGGATTACTACGTAATCACTACAACAGGAGATCGCTTTGATATACTAGCATCTCAGTTTTACGGAGATTCTAAGTACTGGTGGGCAATCGCTGCTTCAAATCCATCTGCTAGAAAAGATACTTTGTACTTAGAACCGGGCTTACAGTTGCGAATCCCGCCAATAAGTACTATCTTAACACAATTCGAAGTAGAAAATAGTCTGTAATGAATTACATTTCCGGAGTTCCTTTAGATGGAGAAGTACGTAACCAGCTGATCTTTCGGCAGGACGTTATGGGATTGGGAAACCGAGACATAGACGGCTACTACTACGATATGCAGAAGCGTATTCCGTGGATTACAATGTCTTCGGGGGTAAACATTCAAGGAGATACTGCTAAAATTTACGGAGCCGGTTCAAAACTTGCACAAGAAAACCAGCTTAAAGCTCTTCAATCCGGTCAGACTATACCGGGGTACCAATCTACTACTTCATTAGGAATCAGACCACAGCCGGGTATTCTTACGGCTAAGATTCATTCCCACAACAGGTTCGGTTCTTTAAGAACAGCCGTAGTAAGTTATGTATGTTGGTCAAAAGAGCAGTTAGATATTCTAGAACTGCTCTATATGAGACCAGGTATGACAGTTTTACTGGAATGGGGACATTCGGTGTACTTTACAAAAAATAGGACCGGTAAATATAGCGCTGGCGATACTGTAGTACCTCTTGCACGACCTTTAGCCCCAAAAGACACTGTTAACTTCTTTCAAGAAAAGGGAATTAAAGACATTCAGGGAGAGATTAATAAGAAAAGAAGTACGTATGGATATGCATATGATGCAGTATACGGGTTCATTAAAAACTTTTCTTGGAGCCTAAGACCAGACGGAGGATACGATTGTACAACCTCTATCGTATCAACAGGCGATCTAGTAGAGTCGATGAAAATAAACTTCTACATCTCTCAAAAAGACGTTCATGCAAGAACGTTAGAAGTGTTCAATAAAGCTAACCAGCAGTTAGAAGCAAGTAACGGTGGTAAAACAGCCGAATTTGTTTCCTCTAGTGGATCTAGAACAAAAGGGAAAGTCTACAGTAAGGAGGAATACGCAAAACTTAAGTCGGTGACTTCCCCAAGCGTAGACCAGATGTTAAACCTTTCTGCTGTTACAGCTGCGACCTTCCCGAACACCCCGGACGGTAAAGAGGCTCAAGCTCTATACGACAATTACAAATCTAGAGTGACAGAAACAATTTCAGGCTTCCAGCAGAGAATTGAAAAGAATCAGGATACCCAGACTCTTTATATCAACCCTGTTGAGAGGACTTTTGCCTTTACCGGAACTTCTGGAGGTGGAAAAGACGGTACCGTGAAGACCGGATACAACTACGATGCACTAGTAAGAGAAGCTAATGCTTTGATAGAAAAAAACCCGGATGTAGAGATACTCAAGATACAAACAGGTAAACCTGCTATTGTATTAAGATTTAAGAATTAGTAAAAATGGCACAATCCTTAGATCCTAGATACAGAACAGCTCTACATGAAGCTCTTCTTATAAAAATTAAAGAGAGAAATTCTGCTGCTGCTGCAGACGGATTCCTACTTGTGGAAGATGAAATACTTCAATTAATTATCAACAGTAGAGACCTTTCAGATGTAAAGAAACAGCTCTTTAATCAGGTGTACGTACTTAAAGCGGCAGAGATAGTTGATACAGAAGAGCAGAGCAAAGAAGTAAAAGACCTACACCAATCCTATATAAAGCTAGGACTGTTACTTTCAATTCTAAACAGATATATTCTTACAGCTGATACAAGTATTTTTCAATTTGACTTAACAACATCAGAAAATAGGTATAGAACAATAGACGGGCATCTATCAGTAGATCCAGAAGTATGCCTACTTCCTAGTACTCTGCAGAGCTTACTTGATAAGCAGGAAGGATTTGATACTCCTCTTGTATACAACATTTTAATAAATGTAGATTTTATTGCCAGAGTATTAAACAGTCATTTAGACTCACAAGGAAATATTCTTCTGTTAGATTTTTTTGAAGACCTGTTTGTGGATATAGAAAGAGTTACCGGCAATATTAATAAGTACGAACTTCAGTATTACGAACAGTCTAATTCATTTACTGTATTAGATCGAAATTTTCTAAAAAACGAACCTAAAGCAAACTTACCGGAAATAGACGTGTTTGGACTTAGATCAGTAGTAAGCAGTGTAAATTTAGTTTCGCAAATTTCATCAAAAATGAGTTCAATGGTGGCTATATCTGCTCAAGATTCACCGTTTAGCTCAAATATGGAATCTACAGGATTTGCTGCTCTAAATAAAGATCTTATAAACAGACAGGAAGGTAAAGTTAAAGACCTTACTAAAGAAGAGCTTCTTGAAATTAAAGAGCAAAAAGAGTTAACATATGATGAACTTCTAAAAAAGTTCGAAACAGATATGGGAACTCTTATATACCATTTGAATAGCGTATATGGATTAAAATTATTTAATCTTTCGGATGCGTATTACGTTTCAAATATCTATGAAAACTACTGTAGCATGGTTATCGGAAAAAAGAACGATCCTGCATACTCTTTTATTATTCCTTTCCAATTAGATCTAACTTTAGACGGCATTTCAGGAGTTAAAGTTTTAAATAGTTTTAGAATTAATAAAAACATACTACCTTCAACTTACGGAGGAAGAACAGGAGTAGATGTAGCTTTTTTAGTAACAGGAGTTGAGCATACTATTGACACAAAAGCTTGGAAAACTAACCTAAAAACTCAGATCTACAACGTAAACGACAAAGGTACTGTTAACGACGGTAAGAACTACCGCGCTTACTGGCCAACACTGGTGTCTCCGGGCATTACACCGGGTAACGGAGGTACAGGAGGAAATAACTTCCAAAATGCTTCTGAGTATTATTACGGATCTGTTAAAGCTACTCTACAAGAAACAGAAGCCTTTCTAACAGATGTATTAAAAGGATTCGGAATCACCAGTCCAAACTCGTACCAGTTACAATTTATGAAGATCTGGAAGCAGTCTGAAAGATCTCAAGCAGCTTGGAATCCTTTAAATACTACTCTAGACCGACAAGGGGCTACACCTCACAACGATGCTGGTAAGACATTTGTAAGAAACTACACAAGTAGAGAGCAAGGCTTAGAAGCAACTATTAGTACATTTACTCAAGGTGGAGGTCCAAAGCGCTACGGTGCGTTAATACAGGCTATAAAAAATGCTAAGAACGAAGCTGGTGTTGATGTTGCTATGCAAGCCCTACACGACTCAGCCTGGGGTACTAAATTCAACCCCGTGAAAGCCAGTTCATACAAGACCTTTAACAACTTGCTGTACAAAACACCAATAGCTAAGAGAACATAAGATATACTAGCATGTACTTACCTAAGTTTAAAACAACCAAAGCCCGCTACACTGCCGGTGGAGAGTATGAAGTAAACAGCACCGGAGAGGGGTATGTAGGGTACTATGTGCTTTCCTCTCAAGGAGTACCGTTTTCTGGAAGAGAGTTCATTCAGAACACTAGTCAAGAACTCCGCGCTATAGATGCAGAGATACCTCAGCAGGGAGAAAAACAATTCGTACCGTACACTCAGTACGATCTTATAAGAAATCAGAAAAAAGAGTACGATCTAAGATCTACTTTAGAACTCCAACCTTACATCTTTAGACCAGATTTTCAATTTGAAATAAACAAGAGGTTTTTTGCTAAAAGCAAAATAACCCAAGATATTAAAGAGATTAGCAAAGAAGACTACTTAGAACTATTCAGTAAAACTACAAAGTACCATCACCCCAGCTACGACATAGTACGTATGGACTGGTATGTTACCGGAGCAGTTGGAGATTTCCAAAACGGTTCTTATCTTATAGAAGGTATCAGAACCAAGAATACAAAAGAAATTGCTAAAGCAGAAAAAAGTATGCCAGGCATTTCCCAAGTAGTAACTAACCCCCTACAAGGGATAGCTTAATTGGTTATGAAGAATAAGTTATGTTTTATATTATCGAGAGTCAAGAACAGCTTAGTCACCTGGCAGCCCTGGGCCGCGAAGGTGGGTATGCAGAAGTTATCACAAGTAATGATTACTATCATCATGTACTTGCTGGTACTGTGGCTGTTTATGTCCGCCCTCTCCAGCACGATACCGGCTACATTATTCCAATAAATCATACTGAAGGACTTAACGTAGATAAGTCGATCGTACAGCAGGTATTGTCTCAATACACTACCTTGTATGTATTCAACAAAAAGAACTTCTTATATCATTTCTCTCACGGTAATATCAACGATATTAACCTGATGTACTCTATGGCAGAGTACGAGAGTTTGGAATTACCTAATCCTCCTCAGGTCATAAGCTGGTACTACAATCATCATAGAGAAAAAGCTGACCTAAATTCAATCATTCCTATATCCAAACTTTTTGAGAGATGCGAGAGAAACTTTAGGTCTTTAGAGGAAGTCATCAACGATTACCAGTACATCCTAGGACTACCGGCCTGGAACTTTTACAACCGAGATGCTACCGGAGTTTTTTATTTAGCTGAACAATCTGGAATTAGAGTTATATATGATCAATTTCTTGAAAAATTTACCCCTGCGTATCCTCGATATAGTGTTAAAGACAATATTGCTTATACTAGCTATAATCTTTATAATCCTACTAGCCGTCCTACTTCTGCCTTCAACAGTGTCAACTTTGCTGCCATCCCGAAAAAGGAAGAGCATAGGAAATGCTTTATCCCGCGTCGTGGACGATTTGTAGAGTTTGACTTCGACGGCTACCACATCCGTCTGATCGCAGAGATTCTGGGATACGAGTTCACACCCGAAAGCGTTCACACCCAGTTAGGACGTCTGTACTTCGGTAAACAGGAATTAACCGAGGACGAATACCGTCAATCCAAAACCAATACCTTCCAGATTATGTACGGAGGAGTACCGGATAAATGGCGTCATATTGAGTTCTTTGATAAGGTAGCCGAGTATACGAATAAGCTTTGGAAGGAGTTTACCGAGTATGGAGTAGTGCATGCTCCGATCTCTCAGAAGCCTTTCTACAGTACGTTGAAGGATATGAATCCTCAGAAACTTTTCAATTACGTTATCCAGAGCTTGGAAACAAGCCGTAACGTTCTTATATTGAAAGAGGTCTTGAGATTCCTTCAGACCAAGAAAACAAAGGTTGCGTTATATACTTACGATGCTATCTTGTTTGACTTTGATTTGGAGGATGGCAAAGAAGCCTTAGAAAACCTTAAGAAAATCCTAGAACAGGGGGGAAAATACCCTGTAAAGTTTAAATTTGGCAATAATTTAGTTTTAGACTGATAAATTCTATTTATAATGGAAGTTGAATACGCACCAATATTTGGTTATGACTTCGTCACTGACACAACAACTTGGAATGACGATATGAGTAATAAATTGTTCTGTACCTTTACTACAGAAGAGCACCTAGATGAACTGGTGTCTTCAATCAGCAGTAAGTACACAATTCTATATAGTAAGATCTTTGTACTGCACGCCAAAAGTAGCGATGAGTATATCTGTACCTACAACGTTGATTTTAACAACGTAGCAAACTTTCTAGATAACACGATCTTGGTTCATCGTAAAAAAGAATCAAACACCCTTTATACCATCAACGCTCTTAACACTCTCATTAAAGAGCTCAACTACGGACATTTAGACCCCAGCTATAAAGTGGATTGGAACGACTACCGCAACTGCATCTTGCTGACCCGCGGACCGGAACTTAAACGAATCAACACACGCTTGCATAAAATTATCGAGCTGTAGTTGGATCGTACAAGTATTTTTCTTAAATTAGTTATGTAACAGTTTTATTAATCAGTTTTATTATGGATTTATCCCTCATCAAACAAAAGATGTCTGCCATGCAGAATGGCGGTCGTCAAGAACGTGAGAAGATCGACTACGACAAGATCTTCTGGAAACCTTCAGTAGGTAAACACCAAATTCGTATCGTACCGGCATCGGACAACCCAGCCTACCCTTTCAAGGAGCTGTACTTCCACTACGGTATCGGTAAGTACCCAATGATTGCTCTAACCAACTTCGGTGAGCAAGACCCAATCGTTAACTTTGTAAACGA